TTGCGCTCGATTCTGCCAATCGCTATCCGGTGGACGTGGTTCGTGGCATCTCTGGAGCGGGCCAGTCCAACGCGGCGGGCCAGGCCGGCTCAAGCCGCTCGATCGTCTACGGTGAGTTCTACGAATCTCCGAACAAGCTGCTGATGCCAGCGACGGTAGCCAACAACGTCTGGATGGGGACGCCCACGCAGGGCGGCTTGCCCACCGAGTTGGTGCCTGCCTCGATCACAGGCCTCGCGAGGTTGCGTAGCGTCATTGCCTCGACCAACCAGCACGGCACTGTGGCTGAGGAAGCCGCAGGGCGTAGCTACGTTCGTCGTGCGGCTGCGGAGTTGAACGGCTGGGCGCCTGCTGTCGTGGTCTGGACGAACGGTGAAGGTGGGCAGTCGATCCAGAACATGATGCCCGGGGCGCCGACCGGCTATTTCTATTTCGCCAACGTCGTCGCCACGGTCACCCGCGTCACCCAGATCCTTGCGGCACAGGGGAAGCGGTTCGCGCACGCCTGGTTGAACATGGCACAGATGGAGAGCAACGCCGGCGACAGCCTGATTGGCGACAAGCACTACGCCCTGCTCCAGGCACATCAGGCCGCCATCTACCCCATTACGGGTCAGAGCATCCCGCTGCGCATGATGACCAGCCAGATGAGCAGCTTCATTGGCGGTTCGCAGGCACCGCGCTCCGTGCTGGAAAAGGCCCTGGCTATCGAACAGAAGTGGGGGGACTTCTGGTGTCTGGGGCCGACCTACTGTTACCCCTTCCATAGCGACTTCCTCCACAACACCAGCGTTGGCCAGGCGATGCGCGGGGAGTTCTTTGATCGCGCCGTTGAGGTGATGGAGAGGACAGGGTACTGGCGTCCGCTGCATATGGTTTCCGCCACCAGGATCAGCTCCACCCAGATCAGGGTGCAGTTGAGCGAAGCTGCTGTGCGTGATGCGAGCTGGGCCGTGGCTGAGATCGCGAACGCCGGCATCACCGTCGACGTGGGGACCGTGGAATCTGTCGCCGTCAGCGGTAGCGAGATCACTATCACCGTCCCGGATACCACTGCAGTCACCCAGGTTGGCGCGGCGGTTGTTGGACATACGACCGGTGTGCCGCGCGAGGCGGCCACGGTCCCGCGCTCCACGATCCGGAGCGTCGCATCCATCGGGCAGTGGAGTCCGGAGTGTGGCGGTCTGCAGATGCACAAGGCGCTGTGTCACCAGCTCATTTCAATTGGAGGTTGATCCATGGTCCAGATCCTACTGCCGACGCTTGACGGCATCCCGCGCCGCGCCGGCGTTCCCCCGCTCAACCCATCCAAGCTTCAGCCGGTCTACCCGATCCGGGGGGAAGACGCGGCGCTGGATCACTTCCTGTTCGGCGGGAATGCCGACTCCCTGTTCGGCCTGAAGGGAGCAGCCTCCTTCACGCCTGTTTCCGCCAGCCCCGTCTACCAGGACAACTACCTCACCACCGTGGATGGGGTGCTGAATGGCTTGGCCGGCAGCATTGCCGAGTCGCCCGCATTCACCGTCTGCATGGTGGTCCGCTACGAGATCCAGAACGGCAAGGCCGTGCTGTACGTCGGCACGACTCAGGCAGGCAATGGCGATGCCAAGGGTTGGGGCCTGCTGCGTGGCCCAACTTCCGACACCATCCAGCAGTTGCTGCGCCCGAACGGGTCAGCCACGGCTATGCCGGCGAGCAACATTCCCGATGCACTGGGAAAGTGGATCTTCCTCTGCATGCAGGTGGATAGTGTCGCGAAAACCTGGCGCTGCTGGGTGGGTGGTGCCACCGCCGTCTTTGGCTCGATGGCCAGCGCGTACGCACCATCGGCGCGTGGGCTCGGGATCGGCAATGCGTACTACGCGCCGCCGACCGGCACGCTGTATGACCGCGGTGTGTCCGTGGCAGAGCTGATCGCCTTCGACCACATTGTTGCGCCGGACGACCTGGCCGCCATCTACGCGAGGTCTAAGAATGTGCGCATGGCTGATCGCGGGATCACGGTCTTCTAGGTTGGCCCGACGGTGAGGGATAACAACGGATCGTTCAGCGATTTCACGTGGCGCTAACCGCGCTAACGCGATGTTCAATGCCGGCGAACAGGGGACTGGCGCACGTTCAGTACTTGAACGTGCTGCAGGGCTGTCGACCCCCACATGTCAGAGCTGGTACTCGCCATGAATCTTCTAGTGTCTCTCGCCTTCGCGGTGCTGTTCGGAGCAGCCGTCGTTGGGCTGCTGCACAGCGCGGTCGCGTTGTTCAAATCCCCGAGGTGCCAAGCCAGGTTGCGCAAGGGGAGGGCAGATTGATGCGCTCCTTCCGTTACGCCTACCAGAAGGCACGTAGCTGGCACGGGTCGGTTCCAGCCTCGATCGTTGCAGGGATCAGGTACTCGCTGACTGGAGACAGTGGCTACTTCAAGTCGCACGGTGGCTGGAGGATGTCCCGCCTGCATCGCGGATCTGACGTCGAAGATTGACGGTGTTCAGCCTACCGAAACAGCCGCTGGTCCGCGGCGTGTTTACCGCCCGGCTGATCCAGCACGCCCTGACGACGGGGCGTGCTGGCGAGCAGAATAGCCTCGGCGAGGATTGGCCTTCCGAGCTACGCCGGTTATCGCTCGGGATGCGCCGCCGCTTCGATCTGCTCTGTGAGCAGGGCCAGCCCTTGGCGCATTGCTGCGGAAGATAGAGCGGAATCTTCGAGGTGATTGTCAAAGATCCCTGGAACTATGCCCTCCCATACCCTCGTCAATGACGTCGGATCGGGGTGACTGATGATGAGGGCGCGGAGGCAATATTCCATCGCTTTGAGGTAGCCCCGATGGGCCTCAAGTTCCGTGGTGCAGCTATCGAGGCGGTGCAGTAGCTCTGAGGTGGTTGGCATAGGGCGCTCGTAGACAGCTCGGTGAATGAGGGTAATAGTTAGGGCATTCCATATGGCCCCAGGCAATGAGCATCCTCAACGTTCTGCTGTCGCCAGATCAACTGTTGGTTGCTGTGGATACCTTGGCTGAGGACTCGCGGACGGGTGCCAAATCGGCCGGCGCGAAGCTTCTTTTGATACCGCAGCACAACCTGGTGCTAGCCAGTCGCGGAAGTGCGCAGTTCTTCCTCCGGATTTACGAGCTTGCCCTGCAATCCAGCTTCCGCGCGGACTTCACCATGGAGCAGCTCGGCAGGGAGCTGGGGCTGGTCATTGACCAGTTGTGGCCCGCCTACGAGAGGGCAGCATTGGAGGCAAGGATTACACCGTCGGCGATAGGGACCGAACTCGTGCTGGGCGGATGGTCGCCGCAGGCAAACCGTATGGTGGCCACGGCATATGCCAAAAGCGTCAGCGAGGCTCCAGCTCGCGTGCAGCCGCTTCTAGGCGGACTCGCTTCCCCTGGCGAGCCGCTGCGGGGAAGTCCGGACAGTTTTGCGCCAGAGGACGTGTTGGCCGCTGGTCGGATTCAGGCTGCTTGGCTGAATAGGATGAGCGCACGGGAGGTTGCCGGCCGGTTGCTCGCTGCCCAGCTGCGCCCGTCATGTGCCGTGATCTCTGATCTAGGGGCCATATAGGTCTCGAGGATCTATTCCAGCTCGGACCAGCATTCGATCGCGTCGCAACTGTTCGGCCCATTCTGTCCAGATCCGCGCACTTGGCAGGTCAGCGCTGGCGTGACATGTCGGGCAGGTAAGCTGAACGCCATTCGGAAGATCTTCAAGCCCTAAGCCGCGAGACAGCTTCGATGTGTCTCCGCAGGCTTGGCAGCTGCAGATCATTGCCTCGACGCCTTCAAGGCTGCCGTTGGCGCTTAGCAAAGCACTGATCCTGAGGATCCGGAAGGAAACGGGGGTCGTCATGGAGTCCAGCCATATGAGGGCTGGACACGGGTGCGAAGAATTTCGCGCCGGAGAAGAGCCAAGAGTGGTCACCATATCATCAATCCGATGAAGTGCGCATCAAGCCGAGCTGTACCAAGGGCTCTCTCTTGGCCATTTCTGGCGTGTGTCGCAAAGTACGAATCTGTTCGATACCCCCTCGCGCCTCGAGGTTGTTGACGTATTCGTTTTCCTACAAGGGGGAAACGGAAATGATCTTCCAGCAGCCTTCAGCGATCTCTTCAGCGCCGGGATTTCCTCGCAGGCTAGGCCGCCTTGCTAAACGCTCCTGGAGGTCGCGCAGCCAGGCAACATGAGTGCCATGTGGATTTCGGGTGTATATGTCGCAAGCCAGTCGAATTAC